CCGCCGGTGTTGACATTGCAGAAGGTACCGAGGTTGCCGTTGTAATAAGGGGAACGGAGCCACCACCACACCGCTGTCCCGACAGCGGTGTGCTTATAAGCGATTTTGCTGTTGCCTGCCTTATAATAGTCATATTGGAGCTGGCTGTTCTGCTCGTACTGATTAGCATAGCTGCGGCCCCCTTGAACTTCAAACTCCGCCAGAAGCCACAAATAGTCGGTGGTGGCCGTCACATTCCCGGAGGAGTTGCTGGCGTTGCCGGTATTATCGGTGTACTTGGTGACTGACTTCATCACGGCCCGGAGGTCGGAGGGAAGGGCAGCCATCAGGCTGTTGGCCAGCGGGCTGGTGGGACTGTTGCTATTGCCCAACAGCGTTTTTCTCATGCTGGAGTCCTTCCACCCTCCCACATTCGTGTTGCTGTCATTCATGTGGAAATATCCAGCACCATTTACATTATTCCCGTATTGATTATCACAGAGCCCCACCATCGTACCGCTGATTTTGCCCAGCTGCCAATGGATGCGATGCGTACCTTCTTTGCTGGAATTGTGGTTGAACCCCAAAATGAATGCGTTAATAGAAAGGTTGGAGAAGGTGAAATTGCCCACCGTTCCATTGATAGTAATGGCTTTGGTATCACCAGCACTCCAGTAGTTTGCGCCCTCGTCGGCGTCGCTGGCTGCCTTGATCGCTGCCCAGCTGTTAGAGTTAAGCGTGGAATTGAACAGGTTTACCTGCACTGTGCAGGTCTTATTGGCTGGAGCCGTGTGGTTTGTACCCTCTGCCACTTTAACGGTGATCGTGGCGCTGCCATAGGCTTTGCCGGTTACAGTGACCGTGTTGCCGGAAACCGACACTGTGGCAACACTGGTGCTGCTGGAGGTGGCGGTGATCGCCCCGTCACCGGCCCTGGTCACGGTGATGGTGGTGGCCGAAGTGCTTTTGTTCAGGGTGATGCTGGTCTTATTCAGCGATAAGCTGCCTGCCGCCTTGCCAATCTTCCAGGCGACTGTCTTGGCCCCAGTGCCGCCGTCACTCCACTGATAGTTGCTCGTCGGGGTAAAGGTTGCATTATAGCTGCCCGCATTGGTGCCGCTGGTTGTGCCACCGATGGTCAATTTGGAGCTGTCATAGTTGCTCCAGGAAGGGCTTTGTGCCGAGCCGGTATAGGTCAGGCTCCCACTTTGCGTCGGTGTTGTAGAGATTGCCGCCCGCTGGATCTGCCACGCCACGCTGCGCGCTGTGACCGTGCCGTCGCTCCACTGGTAGTTACTGGTGGGGGTAAAGGTCGCCGTATGGCTGCCTGCATTGGTGGCAGAAGTCGTTCCACCGATGGTCAGTTGAGTGCTGCTGTAGTCGGCCCAACTGGGGCTTTGTGCCGAGCCAGTATAGGTTAGGCTCCCACTCTGCGAGGGGGCCTTGGCGATGGTAGCCCGGCCTATCGTCCAGGTGACCTCTTTGGTGGTGTTGGTGCCATCGCCCCAAGTGTAACCTTCCATCGGCGTGAAGGTGGCGGTATAACTTCCTGCATCGGTGCCGGAGGTCTGTCCACCCAGGGTTAGGGTTTCCGGGTTATAGCTATTCCAGGTCGGGCTTTGCGCCGAGCCGGTATAGGTCAAGCTACCGTTTTGAGTGGGAACTGCATCAATGGTATGGGCCAGCTTCGTAATAGCCTCCAGTGCGGCATCCGCAGCAATCAGAGCATTGGAAGCGTCTGTCCCCGCCTGGGCTGCTACCTGTGCCGCATTGCGTGCTGCTTCCAGTGCTTCTGTAGCCTTTTCATCTGCATCTTCTGCAGCCCCCGCTGCAGCGGATGCAGCCTTAGTGTTCTGGTCGGCCTGCAGCTTCACCGCATGGGTATTGGTGATCATCTGCTGCACCACGGGGTTTACAATCGTGCTGGCCCGTACCGGGTCGGTGTCCTGAATCTTGCGAATGGCCGCCGCATTATACTCCGGACTTTCCGGGACTGTGTAAAACTCTTCTGCCATGAGCTGTCACCTCCAAGTCAAAATTCATCATCAAACTCGAAGGTGAAGCTGACATCTTCATCCTTCTTTTTGGGATACATAGTTTTGATAGCCACCACATCCCCATCGCTATCCACCAAAGCCGCCTCGTTGATCTCTTCGCCCACCATCGCGTCCTTGGGAATGGTCACCGCATAACGGGCGGTAGTTTCAGCCGGATAGGTCACACTCTCCACCTCATAGCGGGCAAGTTCGCTGTTGAGGGCCGTCTGTGTTTCCAAGGGTACAAGCGGCTCTCCGCTCTCATTTACACCGCCGTTTCCGAATGCCACATGGGTAATGACGGCCAGCGGCTTTTCCGGGTCGCTGGCTGCCATGCATAGTTTCCTGCGGCGTGTCTTTGTGATTACACTGTTTTCATTCATTAAAACTCCTCCTGCACGATTTGAGCATTAAATTTGCGGGAGCCATCAAATGAGGCAGTCCCATCAAAGGCATACCAGCTATCCATGGTCAAGGTGCCATTGATTTTTTCCCGGATAGGGAAGCCGGTGCGAATAGACATGGCCGGGAAAGTGATCCCGCTGAAGGACTGGTTGAACAAGATGCTGCCGTCAAAATCAGCCTCGCCGTCAAACCGCACAACCCGTTGACCTCTGGTGTTAGCAAAGCGGGAGCGTATCTTCAGGCGGTATAGAGACACCTCGACTTTGTTCTCTATTCCGATGGGCCGAAACGCCCCCACAATGTCGAATGTCAGGTGGGCCGGTTTGATTTCATCAATCTGCCGGATCAGCTCCGACAGGTCTGGAAAAACGCCTTCAAACAGCATATAAACGATGACAGTGAAGGCGTACTGGCTGAAATGCTCCACCACCGCCCCATCGCACCCCGTAACAATTGACACCATCTCCCGGATGGCCTCCACGGTGGTGGTGCCCCGCGTGTTCAGCTTTGCCAGCACCTTGGCCCGCCGCGCCTCCAGGCTCTCTGTGGTATTGACCGGAAGCTCGAACAGGCTCTCGTGCCGGGGAAGCAGGAAGGTGCTGGTGCTAATATTTAACTGCTGTTCCAGCGCAGCAATGGTACGCTGCATCTGCGTCAGCTCCGTCTGCTCGGCCTGGAGCAGATCTGCCATTTGCTCCATCGTCCGCACCCGCTTGGGGAGCATGAAGGCATCATTGATCGGCACTGATCTCCACCTCCTCCAGCGTGAAAAATTCCTCATAGTCGGATGTGAGGGAAGAAATCTCTCCATTCAGGGTATAGCTGATAATATCTGCCACTCCGGCCACGCCGAAGATGAGGTCGCCGATCCGGTAATAGCTGATACTGCTCTTCCGGTTTTCATCGCCCCGGACAGGAGCCGTATCAAAATCCTCCCGGTTTACGCTGTCAATATAGCTCTGCAGCGCCGCCTGGACATTTTGGCGGATGTCTGTGATGTTGTACCCGCTGGCCACCTTGACTGTGACCACCACGGTGGCGGCCTTGGGCGTGGCGGCCACTACCGTCACCTCCGCTCCAATCTGGCGTTCCTCCTCAATGTGGGCCTCCACATTTTCCAGAATCACTTCGTCCGGCGCACCGTACTTGTCGGAAAGGATGATCACCTTTACCTTGCCAGCTCCGCACACTTCAGCGCCCAAGCACTTGGCTCCGCCTACGCCGGACACCTGTTTCGCCCAATAAATAAAGTGATTCCGGTTCCCACTGGTGATGGGCCTCCGGATCTTCTCCAGCACTCGGCTGCGGAAGGAGTCATCTCCCTCAGCCTCCGCACCGCCGCCGAATGGCGCGGTGTTGGTAACGGAGGTCACGCCAGCAATGGCCATACGCAGGGCTGTGATGGTGCCGATGGCCACATTCCCCACGGTGCCCGCCGTCTGGCACTTAGCTCCCACTTCACAGTAGCCTTCTGCGTTGATCTGTGCCGCTGCAGTGGTTTCAAAGACCAGTGTGCCATACAAGACCTCTGTGCCCAGCGGGATGGCCGTACCCGCCTCCCCGGTAAAAAGCAGATTGCCTACCGACGCTGCGGCGGGGTTCCGGGTTTCATTGTAGTCCAGGGCCTTCCGGTCAAGGTACTCGCCCTCGGCGGTATCCAGCAGTACATGGTCGGGGATGGGCTGTACTTCCATCGCGTCCATACGGGCCATCTCTTCGGCAACAGCCTGCAGGTTATCCATGCAGAAGCCGCCCTCCAGCTTGTTGGCTGGATTTTCCAGGCTGTCCCTCATGCGCTGAAGGATGGCGTCTGTGCTGAAGTCTATCGTTGTGTCGCTCATGCCGCTCTCACCTCCTTGGCATCCCACTCAACGGTCATCGCCCCATAAATTGTGGTACAGTCAAACTCGACCTGAACCCCGCTTTCGGTGCGTGTAAATTGGAAATTGCTCAATTCTGAAATATATGGGTTTACCATCAAAGCCTCAATGATAAACCGCTTCAGCTCCGAGGTCACAATCTCCGAGTGAATGGCGCTTCCGATCAGAGTGTGGATCTCGCTTCCAAAGGCGCTGTCGTAGGCGGTATAACGAAACCGCTCTGTGGACAGCGCCTTGAAGATCCAGATCCGCAGCGCCTCGTTGCCCTCCACCAGGTAGGTGTTCCCATCCCGGAGCAACAGGCGGTTGTTTTCAAAGTCGTATGCGTACTCCCGAAACATAGGCAGTTCGCTGGCCTGCCCGCTCTCCAATACCTCCGGGCTGATAAAAGGGAAAATGCTCATGCTGGCACCACCTTTGCGATGATATAAAAAGCGACTCCTGTTTCATATACCAGCACCTCATCCCCGGCCTGGAGGGAAAGGGAGGCGCTTTTGTAGAGGTACTTGGAAATCACCTGGTCATGCGCCTTAATGGTCAGCGGACTGGCGGTGTTGACGGTTGCAAACCGCCAGCTGCCATCCGCTCCACCGGATCCGTCGCTGCGCAGGGCCTCGGCCATCTCCACCGCCCATCTTGACATATCTCTTGCCTCCTATCCTTGGGATTGGTTTTCAATCTCTTTTTCGTCCATCATATTGGAGAAGGCCAGGGTCAGGGCCATCTCATGCTTGCCGTCCGTGAAGGTGTGGGTGTCGCTTTCAATGTAGAACTTGCCGAACAGCCCAGTGGTGGTTTCCTGGACAATCAGTGCATAGCCGCTGACCGCTCGGCTGTCCCCCGGACAGCCGGTGACGCTGCCGGTCTGCTCCAGCGTCTGCAGAAGGGCCTTGGCCTCGGTCTGCGCGTCTTTTCCGTCCTCCTGCTTATAGACCGTCTGCACAACACCATATTTCTGCTGTGCGGCGGTATCCTCCACCACCCCGATCTGGTTGCCGTCCTTATCTGTGATCAGCACCCGGTCAACCATGTTCTGCAGGCTGGTCTTGTAGTTGGCCTCCGTCAGGTTATAGGAGCCGTCCAGCACCACCCCGCAGAGCGCCCCCTTTTCGATTACATAAAGCTGTGTGGCGTTTTTAATCAGGGGGATATATTTCTTGCCGTTCTTCCGGCTGGCGGCTGTGTAGGCCGCCATAATGCCGTCATACGCCTTTTTCCCCAGCCAGGGCATATAAACGGGGATCCCCGTAGACGCTGCCGCGCCGAAGGGGATCCCCAAGTGGGAGCAGATCCAGCTGGTGATAGCCTCCGGGGTTTCGTTGTCAAACACCCGGTTGATGTCGGACTTCGTGACATAGAACATAAGGTCGAAGGCGGTATAGGTCACCACATTTCCACTGCCGGACTTCTCAATGTCAAAGACCGGGCCGCTGAAGAGCAGCTTCCCGTCCTCCAGGAACTGCACCTGATCGCCCTCGTTGATATTCACCTTTGGGAGGAAGCGGTCACTGTCCTTGTTGGCCACCGTGAATACCAATTTCCGGGCCACCTGCTTGCTGTCACCGCTCCAGGTGACCTTCTCGATGACCTCAGCCAGCTGCTTTCCTCCGGCGTTCAGTTCATAGCTCATGGGATCACCAGCTTCTGGCCGGGCTTGATCAGGTTGGGGTTGCTCCCTATCGTCCCCTTGTTGGCCTCATAGATTTTCGTATATTGGGAGCCATCGCCATAATATTTCTTGGCAATGTTCCACAGACAGTCCCCAGACACCACGGTGTAGCTCTTTGGGGTAGTCTGCGTATTGGGACGGTTGTTCAGCCCGTTGGTATCACTCTGCTGCTGGGTCTCCACCTGCACCGCAGGGACATTCAAAAAGCGGTACTCGGACAACTCCAGGGTGTAATACACATCCTTATCGCCTTCCCGATGCTTCTTGGTCAGCTTGTCGATGCTCATGGCCAGGTTGAAGTCACAGTCGCTGATGATAACGCGGATGGGCTGTGTGCTGGTTTTCCACTTCTCCAATAGCCGGATATACTCCATCGGTTCCCGGTCAGCATAGCGGGCCAAAGGTGATGATGGAGACGGGAAAAAACTGGACAAGGAGCCTGTTACCAGGCCCCGATGTCCGATCAGGTTCACCTCACCGATATTCAGCAGGGTGATCTTCTGGTTGTTCTGTGTCTCGGAGAACTCAAACTCCGATGGATTGATGGGGAGATTGAACATCTCCTCATGGTTGTTGTAGCTCAATTCAATGATGCGCTGCTTCAAGCGGCCACCTCCTTATGCGGGCACCGGCACCATGTTCTTCACAGCCAGTACCACTTCCTTGGCGACCTTCTCGCCGATCTTGTCAATGTCGGCCTCTTCCCGTACTACAATGGTGTCGGCCAGCTTTGCCAGGGTAACCTGGATGATTGACGCGGCTGAAGAGGAGCCTCCGCTCCTGCGGATCGGCGCATTAGCTGGGACAGGGGTGGCACTCTGCGCTGCTGTAGCTTCCCGCATCTTCTGCAAGCTGCTGGCCAGCTGCACACTCTCCTTGTTGGGCAGGATCCGTGTCCCACGGGGCAGGTCGATCAGCTCTGGCCCTTGCTCACCCACCCAGGTGGGGCCACCGCGCCAGTTGTTGGTGCCTTCCGCATTGGAGCCTGTGTCGCCTCCGCCACCACCTCCGAACCCGAACAGGCCGCCGACCTTATCTGCAATCCAGCTTAGGCCGTTCCCGATACCCTCGACAATGGGCTTCACTTTGTCCCACACACTGCTGATGACACTGGCAATGCCATTAAAGACCGTTTGCACTACATTGAAAAGGACTTTAAACACACTGATTGCAATATCGATAACTGGGGAAATGACCGACCAGGCAGTGGTCAGTATGTCAGCTACCACCGGCATCACCGTGCTGATGATCTCTTGTATCCATCCCATCTTGCTGCCGATGAAGGACAGCACGGAGCCGACCTTCTGGCCGATGCCGTCGAAGATGACCTGGAACACAGGGGCCAGGGTGGAAATGACCGTCCCGATGCCCTGCACCAGCCCGGCAATGACCGGAGCCGCCGCACTGATTACCTGGCCGATGGTGCCCACCACCGTCTGGATCACAGGCAGCACCGAGGGGATGACCGTTTGCACGGTCTGTATAATGCTGGTAATGGCAGGCATGACCGCCACACTCACCTGCTGCAGGGTGGCCTTGACAGATGCACCGAAGCTGGCCAGCTGCGGCTGCATGGCCGCAAACCCGCTCTTGAAGTCCCCGATTGCACTGAACAGGTCATCGACGATGCCGCCCATGCCGGAGGGGAGGAAGCTAACGATGCCATCCCGCAGGCTCTTGACGATCCCAGCGCCCAGGCTCTTGATTTTGGGTGCGGCAGTCTGCAGTCCGGTCTGGATGGCCTCCGGCAGGGAAGTGATGACACGGCCCACCATGGGGATGGCGTTGTCCAGCAGGAAGGTGGAGGCGGTGGAGACCAGCTCCTTCATGGAGCCGGTCACATCCCCGCCGATGGCCATATTCCCCAGCAAGTTCTGTGCGGCGGCCTTCATTGCAGAGAAAGAGCCGCTGAAGGTTGAGCTGGCCTCTTTAGCCGTTGTCCCCGTCACGCCCAGGTTTTCCTGGATGGCGTGGATGGCGTTATACACATCGGCCAGATTGTCGATGTCGTACTTAGTGCCGGTGAGCTTCTGTGCATCCGACAGGAGCCGCTGCATCTCTTCCTTGGTTCCGCCGTACCCCAACTTCAGGTTGTCCAGCATGGTATAGTTCTGCTTAGCGAAACCCTGGTAAGCGTTCTGGATGGACTCCATATCGGTGCCGAACTTGTTGGCGTTGTCCGCCATATCGATCAGGGCCATGTCCGCGACGGTGGCCGCCTTTGCGGTGTCACCGCTCAGGCTGCTGATCAGCGAAGCAGAGAAGCTGGTCACCTGCTCCATATAGGCGTTGGCGGAGAGGCCAGCTGTGCGGAATGCTGCGTCCGCATTGGCCTTTACCACACTGGCATCTTCCTTGAACAGGGTCTCCACGCCGCCGATGCTCTGTTCCAGCGCAGCCCCCTGGTTGATGGCACCGCCTACAACCACCGTGGCCGCCAGCGTCACCGGGATGGCCACCGTCTTTGCCAAGCTTGTCAGCTGGCCCTTGATCTTAGACAGCCCGGCGGTCACGCCGTCCTTCAGCTTGACCACCGGCGTGGCGATCATCTTTCCAACCGCCTTGACCTTATTACCCACCGCCTTGACCTTGTCGCTGGCCATATCCTTGATGGCCATGGCGGTGACGATTTTCTGACGCAGCGGCTCAAGTCGCTGCCGCAGCTGCTGCGCAGTCCGGTTTGCCGCTGTAGCGTCAAGCCTGGCTGTGCGTCTCTGATCCCAGGTGGACTCCAGTTCCCGGCGTGTCCGCTGCACATCACGCCGGAAGGCACTCTGCTCCTGCTTGATGCTGCGGAGCACCGCCGACATATTATCTTTAATGGAAATTGCGCCTTTGACCGCGCCCATCGGCGGCTCACCTCCTATTCAAGCGAGAACATTTTTGCCCGTTCATCCAAGGCGACCAGCATAGATGCCTGATAAAAAAATCTGGACTCAAGATCCAGATTTAAAAACTCCTCTGCCTTCCATCCCTTCTGGATGTAGTAGTGGAGCAGGTATGCATCGCCGTCCTGGGCAATTACTTTTTTAGATCTTCAACAACGGTCACCTTGCCGTTCATTGCGCCGGACAGCTCCATGATGGCCGTGGAGATCTGCGTGATCTCAGACAGGTCAAACATATTCACGATGTCCAGCGGCTCCTTCAGCTCCCGTTCCTCCGGGGGCAGCTCAGCTTCCTGTCCCATGATCTCCCTGGCCACATCCCGCAGGTTTGGCTCCACAGCAGCCAAGTAGATGCTGTATTTGTCACTGCGCTTGATGTCGCCGTTGTCCTCCAGCGTCATACACTCCATGATCTCCCCATAGTCCAGGCTGCGGATCGTCAGTTCCATATCCATGCTGGGGATGTGCAGGGTCTGCCGCTTGGGGATCTTCTTGTCCTTCAGTCGCTGCAGGGCGCGGCGGGAAAAGTCAGCCAGGGTCTTTTTCTTCTCAGTGTCCATGTTCGGTTCCTCCTCTTATGCGGAAATAGCGTCCAGGTTGACCATATCGGACGGGGTGAAGCCGCCGGTGGCCTCCTCCTCGATCAGGCCGCCCTTTTCGTAGGTGACCAGCGGCAGATCGTTGTACCAGCAGTTGTCAATGCTGTATCGTTCCTGCTGCCCGTTGGTGGCATCCGGGTCGGCCAGCTTGGTGATGATCTGGCTACGCAGGTCAACGCCCTTCTTCCAGCTCTCCAACACCTGATTGTACCGGGTGTATGCCTTCTTGATGGTCAGGGTGAACTCGCCCTTGATGCCGGTCATCTTGCTGTCCACATCAATGTCCAGCTGCACATCCTCACGGTTGGCGCTTACCTTGACCTCGATCTTGGACAGCTCGGCGATGAGTACGCCATCCACCCAAATCTCGCCCCAGGTGCCCGTCAGTGTGCGGTTGCCTCTCAATTTGCTCATGCCTTTGCCCTCCTTACATATTGCAGGTCAGCTTCATATCTTCCATCGCGTCCACAAATTTTACATTGCTGGCGATAAAGACCTTGGATCCGGTGTTCGCCTGGGCCAGGGCGGTTTCGTCCATGTCGGAGGTGTCGGTGCCCTGGCTCTGAAGGTAGATCTCCTGGGCTTCCACATCAATGGCGGCGGTGTTGTTAAAGGTTTTGTCCAGGACATCGCCCTCCAGCTCCCTGTGGTAGGCCAGAATTGCTGCCACGAAAGCCTGCTTGTTGTCGTAGTCATTGATGACCTTACCCACATAGCTGCTCTCGAAAGTATCCCGGATGTCATCCTGGTAGAGGTCAACACCCTCCATAATCTTGATCTTCGAGAATTCCTGGCCGTGCTCCGGGGTGAAGGAGGTCAGGCTGTTCACGCCGCGTCCAATCTTGTACTTCTCGCCGTCAAAGACGATGACCAGCTCCCCGTTGTCGATGCGTTCATCCGCATCCTCCGGTACATCTGCGGCGGTAATGTCGGACAGCTCGAAGTAGGTGCAGCTCCGGGCCAGGGACAGCCCCGCCAGCACGCCAGCAATGCGACAGCAGTACTCTGCGGTGGTAAAAGCGGTGGTACCCAGGGTACTGGTGATGTTGTCCGTAGTCAGATTGATAATGCCCTCATGGTCAGCTGTGCAGTTGGGCAGCACCGCCTTGAAGGTCTTATGGTGGTCATCCCGCGCCTCCTTGATCCAGGCAGACACAGTGGTTTTTTCATCGTCCGTAATTCCAGGGATCACCAAGTAGTTCCACTTCAGGTCGTTCAGCTGTTTCAGCTGCGGATTCAGGTTCTCAACCGCAGTTCCTACCTTCAACACAATGGTTTTGGAGGGAGAACCCTCATAGACCAGCTTCAGGTACTCGTAGTTGCGAGCTGTGAAGTGGGTGGGATCCACATCCAGCACGCTCTTGTAGATGTTCAGCGCCTGGCCCTCCTCGGTGTCATCCTTCAAAACGATGGCTACGATGCCTCGTGCGCTGCGCTTGATAGCGGTCACGCCCTTGGTCTTAAATTCAATGATGATCTCGGGCAAGCCCATAAAATCACTCCTTTCGGTTGGTTCGGATATTGGACTCCAGCTCCGCCATGAGCGGCGGGGCCTCCGGCTCCTCAATGCTGTCGCGGAAGGCCAGCGTGAAGGTAGCGTGGAGTACCTTATCCACAATATTGAAGGCCAGGTCGGGAATGGTCACCGCCCTGGCCTCGCCTTTGTCGGTAAATCGGAATACTGGGCGCAGCAGATCGTCCAGCTCCTGGCTGATCTGCAGGTACTCCAGATTGCTCTCGCCCTTGGTGTGGATCGCGGCGTCCACCAGGATGCTGCGGTCTGTGTAGCCCCGCCCTGCAGGCTGGTTTCCGGAGGGGATGATGTCCAGATAGATATAGTCCTCCAGCTCTGTCTGGCCTGCCTCCTGCGTCTTGTCGATCCCCTCGCCGAACACATCGAAGGCAGGCCAGCGCCCCTTCAGCAGAGCAATCAGGCTACTGCGGATGGCTTCGTAAATGGTGGTGGCCATGCTCTCCCTCCTCACAGGTCATGGGTGCTGATGAAGTCGCTGAGCCATTCCCGCAGGAAACCGGGCAGGGCCTGGTTCAGCTCCTCCAGAGACAGCTCCATCATGTGCTTGCCCGGCACGAAGCCGCGCCCACCCCGTGTCCGGTGGCCATATTCCACCGGCTCTGCATACTCCACATTGGTGTAGACTTCAATATAATAGGTGTCGCCCTTTTTGACAATCGGGCCGACCTTCCAACTGTCCTGAAGGCGGCCCGTCTTGTGTGGGGTCTTTTCCTTGACCTTGCCTTGCAGCTCATGGGCGATCTGAATGACCATCGCCCGAAACTCAGCGGGATATTCCTCCTCGATCATGCGGGAGAGCTGCTGCTCCAGCGCGTCGAGGCCATCGAAGCGGTATTCTGTCCGGCTCATGCTTTCGCCTTCGCCAGCTTCAGCGGCACATTGTTGTGGGAGGGCTGCCGATCCGCAAGCCCGGCCTCCGTCAGGTACTCCCGGCCCAGCCGGATCACCTTCACCGTGTCCCCAGGCTCAATCTCCACCTCCGGGCGGACAAAGAGCAGGAAGTCGGTGTCAATGCTGGCGGTAGGTTCCTTTTTCCCCAGCTTGCCCCCGGAGGGGCTGGAGAGGGCGCAGGGTATATTTTCATATACCTGCCTGCCGTCCAGCCCCTTCTGGAACACGCTCTCCCCGGAGGGCAGGGTCGTTTTCTGCGGACGGTACACCCAGCAGCTGTCCTGATAGGTCAGCGCCAGGATGTCGGCTTCTGTCATGTGGGGCAGTCCTTCGGCAGCTTCATCCGCTTGAAGGGGATGAGCTGGCTCTCATAGTTCTTCACAAAAGCCACCGTTTCCTTCAGACTGTTGGCCTTGTCCCGGTAGCTGATGCTGGTGTCGCCCCGCGTGACGCTGGCCACATCGTTCTCCGATGGGGCCACCTGGTCGGCCCGGAGCATATCCTCCACAATCTGCGCCGCCACATCCTCCAGCGGGGGAGGAAAGTCCTCCCGTCCGCAGAATACCAGGATGCGGCTGATGGCCCGCTTCACATACCGCTCGATGGTGGGCAGCTGCTCATCCGGCAGCTGCAGGTCACTTTTCGCCGTCGCCGCTATCCGGCTCACCAGTTCCTGATCCATCCGGTTCCTCCTTGGGCTTGCCGCCCTTCTTCGTACCGCCCTTGCTCTCCGCCTTCAGCCGGTCAAGCAGGGCGTCGCCCAGCTTCTCCAGGTCAGCCTTCGTCACCGGGCGGCTCTCCTCCTCGGCAGCGCCGCCGATCCGGGTAAAGCCCTTCTTCTCCAGCTTGGCGGCCCGCTCTTCGCTGGCCACCTGTCGAACTTCATTCAGTCTCTTCAGAGTAATCATGATAAGCCCTCCTCTTAGCCGCCAACGCCAGCCTTGGCCTGCTTGATGTTTACCCACATGGCCTCCAGCTTGTTGTCCGGCACCCACAGGTCGTGGTACTTGCGGTAATCCGTCGCCCAGGCCCGCTTCTTCTGATAGGTCTCCGGGTCGAAGATCCGCACCTTGTCCGTGCGGGATACGGCGATGGGGGCCGTGCGGGGGCAGATGATCCAGTTGATGTCCTGGGCTCCCTCCGCAGCTGTAAAGCCGCCCTTCTCCTGACCGCCCGTGGTTCCGTCGTTGAAGATATAGCTGGTCTTCATACGACCGCTGCCCACGCGCAGGATAGGGTGCTCTCCATTCAGGCTCTTTACCTTCACCGTGACATTGCCCTGCTTGAAGTCCATCACGCTCAGGCTCTTGGACAGGGTGCTGGACATATCGAAGATGGCCGCCACGGGTCGGGCCATCGTGATTACCAGCGGGGTATCTTCGCCCACAACATCCTGCACCGCCGCAATGTCATAGTAGAGCTTCTGCAGGATATCGCTCTCCGTAGGGGTGTACTCGTAGCCCGCCCGATCCTTATCGATGCACAGGCTGGCGATCTTGCTGTAGCGGTATGCGTCGATCTCCGGGATTACCTTGGTGCGCTGGAATTCGCCCATGACCTGGGCTGCGGTCACCACGAAGTTGGTCTCGTTAACCTCGTTCTCATCGAAAGTGAACTGGCGGCCTCTGTCCTGGGTCATTGTCTTGGTTTCCCACTTCAGGTTGACCGAACCCTCCACAAAGCCCTTGTCACGGTCATAGTCGGCCAGACCGTCCATGTCCATGCTGGGGATCTTCACATCTGCGCCGCCGTTGTAGCGCACCAGCTTGTCGTTCAGCTCCATCCAGCCGGAAGTGGCCTGCTCAACGGCGGCCTTGTCCAGCTCGCTCTGGAATACGCTCGCATATTCAAATACATTGGCCATATTACATCATGCCTCCTCTGATGCTCTGCGCAATCTGGTCTTTCATGGTGTTCTCCACCTTGGCCCCGCCGCCAAGCCCCTCCGGGGTCTTACCCCGCAGGCGCTCCTTCACAGCGGCCTCCAGCGCGCTCTTGAATACCTCCTGGGTCTGCTGCAGGCTCTTTTCCATGCTCTCCTTGTCCGTGTAGGTCAGCAGGTCGGCCAGCCCCACGGGGAAGCCCTCGTCGGTCAGCTTCTTCACTGCCGCGTCCTTCAGGTCACGCTGCAGCAGCTCCGTGCGCAACTTGGTCAGCTCCTGCGCCTGGGCCTCACCCTCGGCCTTGGCCCGCTCCTCCGGAGACAGCTTGGCTAACCGCTGCTTCTCCTGCTGTTCAGCCTCCCATGCGGCCTTGGCCTCCGCAATCTTGGCGTTCAGTTCAGCCTCGGAATAGCTCTTGCTGTCCTGGGGTTCCTGCTTGGTGCCCTCGCCCTCCTTGGACGCCGGGTCGCCATCCTTCTTGGTGCCCTCGCCAGAGCCGGGGGCCGGTTCCTCCTTGCCGCCGAAGAGAGAGTCCCAAAACTTCTGGAAGGCCGTGCGCTGCTCTGCGGTAGGCGCTGTGGGCTGCGGATTGGTCTGCTGGGGGGTCTGCCCCTCGCCGCCTGCGGCAGGGGCGGTGCCGGTGGTGGTCGTGGTTTCTGCCATCGTCAATTCCTCCTTGTGTAGTCGTGTAAAAGTAGAATATAAAAACGCCCCTCAAAAGGCATTTTTACCTGGTTTACAGGCGGGCCGCGCCCGCGTTCAGGAAGCATATTTTTTCTTCCATTCCTCAAATTTGATATTGCCATCCAGAGGATTGCCCTCGCGTTTGGCAAAGACGCTCTTCTTGAAATACGCCCGGATGATACACAGACAGTTGGGGTGGATGGGCGGCAGGTTCACGCCCGGCTCCGCTTCATCCACTCTGAACACCCGTCCATTCAACTCGCTGCAGGTGCAGCTGCCAGAATGTTCGGTGCCGCCAAGAAACTGGTATTCCTCGATGCCGGTTTCCTTGTAGCCCATCACTTCGCCCTGGTTGGCGAAGTATTTGCACTCCGTCCGCACCAGACGCTCGGCGTTGTAGCGCCCCTTGTCCATCACATCGTTGATGGCCTTAGCCATCTTCTGGACGCTGCTGCCCTGAATAAAGCCCATGGTGATCTCCCGCTTGGCCAGCGCCGAAAGGTGATCGCATGCACCCCACACGGCCTCGGAATAGTGCTTCTCGCTCCAGGGGAAGGACAATACCCGCTGGATCAGCTTCTCATCGATCTTCGCTACATGGAAACCCAGCCCGATCCCACGCTGGATGGAGAAGCAGCTCTCGTAGTAGTTGACCTGCAGCATATCGCCCAGCAGGGTGTCCAGCTTGGTGGTGCTGTTCTCGGCCAGGTCAATCATGTTCTGGTACACATTGGCCAGCAGCTGCTCCTTGCGGGTGATCCGGCTCTTCATGGCCAGGGTGTTCAGCTCCAGCAGGGCCTTGCTGTCCTTGGCCGCGCCGGATGCCTCAGCGATATACTCCTCGATGGACTTGCGCCATACGCTGTATTCCTTGCCCTCCAGGAGCTGCCGGGCCGCCTCCTCGGTCAGCCCGTTGTCCTTGGCAAAGCGGGCGAACAGCGCCTCAATCTCCTTCTCAATGTTGAAAGCCGCCTCGTCATAGAGGAAGATCAGCTCCCTGGCGTAATTGTCCGCCCGTTTGGTGTTTCGCAGCACACGATCCTTGGCGTCCTCGATCCACTCGTTGCGCGTCCAGTAACTCATGTGCCCTCACCAGCCTTTTCCTCCGGCTCATCTTCCGGGGAAGCCTCCGCCTCCTCCGGCTGGGCCTTAGCCTGTGCCAGCGCCTGGGCGAGGGCGTTGTACTGCCCAAAGCTGTTGACCTCCTGCTGCTTCTCATCCTCCAGCTTCTGCAGCTCATCTTGCACATTGTCGATGGTGGGCAGCATCTGCAGGCGAGTTTCGCGGGACAGCTCCCCGGACAGCATGGTGATGATCTGCGCGATCTCCAGCACATTCTGCGGCTTGTTGCGCCGGAATTGGATGTCGATGTCCCGGTAGTCAAACTGGCCGCCCTGGATGTTCAGAATGTGGGTGATCAGCTCGATGCGGCGCTGCAGGCCGCGCTTGAACTTCCGCTCCTTAATGGCGCAGATCTGTTCCAGCCCCCACAGCTTATACGACACCGCCACGCCGGACAGATTGCCGCCGAAGTTCGCGTCCGTCAGATTGGGTACTGCCGAGAAGATGTGCATATCCTCCCGCAGCCGCTTCTTATAGTTCTCCAGGGCCGTGTCGCTCACCTCTTTGATGAGCCACTGAATGTCGCCGCCGTCCTCCAGGATGATAGCGCCCTTTTCCTTCATCTCCGCGATGTCCTGGGAGGTCACGGCTCCCATCTTCAGCACCTTGAGCAGTGCCTCATCATTGTACTGGAAGAAGTTCGCCGTGTTGCTCTCCACCCGGTTGTATGCGTCGATAAGCGTGATCACACCCTCAAAGTCCCCCAGGCGCTCCTCGTTATTGATGTACTCCACGAAGGGCACATCCCCCCAGTAATGCTCCCGGATGTCCAGCAGCTCCAGCGCCCCGCCGTTGATGCTGCGGAAATACCAGCAGTCCTGGGCCGTCCAGAACTCCACCTTCTTGATGATGTTCTTGTCCTTGTCCTTGGAGTACACGATGCGGATGGCCGCCATGGGCGTGTTGTACCCTGTCTCGCAGATATAAATGCAGCCGTCAGGCGGCACCTTGGTGAAACGGATCTGCGCATCCTCATCCATGTAGAGCATCTCGAAGCAGTCCCCGTTGATGCTGGCACCCTTGGCCAGCTCCATGTTCTCGTCCTGCTCATCGTTGTAGTCGAAGATGTCCTGCAGCGCCTCCAGGTATGCGTCATTTTGCGAGCTGTAGACCACCGGCTTGCCGATGAAGTAACCTGTGGCGGTGTCGGTGATATACTTCGCCATGTTGTTGACCAGACGGTTGTTGGGGGCGGTGCTATCCTTCTTCGTGTGCCGGAGGATGTCGTGGTCGCCCTCATAATACCCCTCCAGCCTGGCATACTTGGTGTGGCCCTCGTTTTCGTCGATAATCTCCTTGATGTCTGCCTCGGTCAGACTGTCCAGCAGGGAGCGTTCCATAAAAATAACCGGCAAAGCTGCCCACCTCCTTAAATTCCAAATTCGGCCCGATCCAGAATGCGGAACCGCTTCACTTTCTTTGCGATGGAGCGCGCGCCCTCCAGTGCGTCCGGGCCGTCATCGTGCGCACCCATGGGGAACTGCGTCAGCTGCTCCAGTAGCCGCTTGTGGCGTCGGTTAAACTTGATATACTTGTTTTTCACATCCGGCTGCAGCGTCTGGACACGCATGACCTTATCGCTGGTCTGCTGCACCTCCTCAATTGGGAGGTAAAGCCCGGCCTTGGCGCTGGCCTTGGCCAGCTCCTCCTTCAGGAACCACTGGAACTGGTTTGTTTCCGCGCCCAGCTTTCGGTAGCCGTGCCCGAAGCTGGCCCGGAGCCACCGCTCTTTGGCCAGCACATCTGCGATGATTCGGTCAGGGTGCCGCCGCTCAATGTCCGCGTCCACCACATACATATATCCGCTGCCCTTGTGCTTGGCCAGGGTGACGATGGCGGAGAAGTCGCTGCGTTTGGTCTTGCCCAGCGATGGGTCGATGAATCCGAAGAAGTCAAAGGCGGGATCGCCGAAGTTGACCTCGGCTTCGTTGTAGTAGTCGAACCACTCCTCCATGAACAGGCAGTCATCCGGGTTGATCGGCTCGTTCTGCTCTTCAGAATTGAACGAAGCCTCGCCTTCCGACACACGCATCACCATCAGGTCATAGTAGGACAGCTTCTCCTCCCACAGCACCTGGGTGCCCTCCAGCATGGCAGTCTTGTGCGCCTGGAAGAAGGCCAGCGCGTCGGCCTCCCGGTCATCGTTGGACAGGTCGGTGAAGATGGTTTCCCACTGCTGCCACAGATCGTCTGCCTGGGAAAAGCGGATCACCGCCTTGTATTTAATAGAGCGGTAGGCTGGGTTGGCCAGCGTCTTGGCCAGCAGGCTGTCATAGTGCAGCAGGGTGCCGATATAAACGATGTCGGTATAATCGTCTCCGCACTTGCTCACCGCCTTATCAAACCAATCCTTCAGCTTCTTGCGTTGCTCCGGTGTGCGCACATTCTCATCATTCTCCACATCGTCCAGGATGATCAGGTCGGGCCGCCAGTTCCGATGCTTCCGGCCACGGATCTTCTTGCCGCTGCCGATGGCCTCGATTTTGATGTTGGTCTTGGTCACCAGTACATTGCTGCGCCACACGCTGCCCGCCAGCGGCCCAAAGTCCTCCAGGATCGCGGTGTTCTCCTCGAACTCCACCCGGATGTTATCCAGGAAGCCCTCGGCCTGCTCGGAGCTGTCCGAGATGATGATGGGATAATGCTTGTAGCCATACAAGGTGGAGTGCATCGTCCCCTTGAAGGTCAGGTTGGTGGACTTAGCGTGGCCACGGGGGGCCGCCACTGCCCGGCGCACCCCCGGCAGACGGCTGATCGTCTTGGTGTCCGCTGCCGTCAGTGGATAGCGCCCCTTCAGCACGCCCTGCTGCCAGATTGCATCCAGTTCCCGGTGAAACTCCGGGGAGGGGCGGCTGAAGTAATGAGGGAAGTAGGCCCGTCCGAAGAATTCCATGTCGATGGCTCCCAGCTTTCTACGCAGGCCCTCTGGCCCCGTCGTGGGATGTCCCGCCGCAAACTCTCTCCGAAGCCGGACGCGCTCCGGGGAGTCATCCTTATTTAAGAAACCATTTAAGAGGGCGCGCAGACCGTTTAAGTCCGTGCTGTCCTCGTTGTATAATTTGCTCTCTGCCTCGGCGATGGCTCCCGCCAGGGCGTTAATGCTCTGCCTTTTTCGCTCATTCAAAATGGCCCGTCCTCCTCTCGCTTTCAACAGAGGGGCGTAAGCGCCCCACAGCGGCCTTTCAGGGCCGTTGGGGGAATTACCCCCGCCCGCCCGGTGCGGCGAATTTAAAGGGGTTTGTGCGCGGCTTAAACGGTATTCCGAGCAATAGAAAGAACCGGGGGTGAAAAACAGGGGGCGGAGGGGTGTGCTTCGCCACCCAGCCTGTTGTTCAGCCCGGTTCTTTTGCCCGATATTTCCACCAGTCTCCCCAGGCGGGACGAATCAACCGCCTGCTTTGTCCGGCTTCTTGTAAACGCCGTTTAAGAACTCTCGTCCTCGCCGCCTTCCGTGGAGAGGGTGATTGTCTTTGACTCCCCACATAGACTGATCTCCACCTTGGCGCGGCGGGCGCGCTTGTCGAAGTCGATGCGTCTGACAGGGAAGTGCCGCAGCACACCTTCCACGATCCGAATACCGTCCTCCGGAAGTTCCTCCACCCTGGAGGGTTTCAGCGGCTCTCCGCCGTTGTCCAGCAGCCGCAGCCACTCCACCTCCAAGTGGGTCAGGTAGGACGGGGACAGTCCGTTAGATCCGAGGAATCGGAGCACATGGGGGATTGCCTTCACCCGGTAGTAGTTCTCCGCGCTGTACTCCAGCGCCAGGAATACATAACCAGGCAGCAGCGTGTAGACCTTCGTTGTCCATCCACCGCCGCTGCGGATCGCCCGTTCCTCACGGGGAACCGCTGCACGGATCCCCAAGGTCTGCAGTGCGTCGCGCACCCCGGTTTCCTGTCCGGTCGTTACCTGCAAAACATACCATCTTACCATGTCCTCACCTCGCTTCCAGTCCGTCCTGTCTCTTACTATTTAGGAACTCATTGACCTGCCGGTAAAGGTCAGGCCGCTCCTTGGCCATTGCCTGCCACACCAGGGACTTGACCGCATCCAGGCCCGCCTCGGTGGTGTCCTGGTTCTGGATCTCCACCCGTTTCTTGTAGGCCGCCGCACGCACCAGCGCATTGGCCTCCCGCAGCATCTTGTCGATGCTCACCCCCTGCCAGTCCTCCTCTGAGGTGTTGGCCAGGGCGTTGAGTAGGTTCTGGCTGGTCAGCCGAATAATGGCCTCCGTGGTATCCAGGTCGGGGTACTTATCCAGCTCATCCATCATGCGCCGGAAGTTCTCCTGAGCCATGTTCAACATCTGCACCTCGGCCTGATACGCTCTGGCATATCGGCAGACGCTGGCAACGGAGATGCCCACCCCGTTTGCCCCAAGGAAGTCTACGATTTCGGAATAGGTGCTGCCGGACAGGAGCATCTGCTCCACTGTCTCCCGCAGGGCGGGGTCGAGAGCGTCTATTTTACTGTGCTTTCGGTTGCCCGCTTTCTTACCCATCCTTTACACCTCGATCATATCATCCTCAATGCCCCCAGCCAGCAGCCGGATACCCTTGCCCGTCAGCTTGGCCTCCAGCGCCGTGTAGTCCGTGTCGGCCAGGGCTGCCGGTTCTTTGTTGGAGATGCGCCGCAGGTGGATGTAGCCCTCTTCGGCCAGGAAGTTTACACTGTCCAGAAACTCATCCTCGGCGATGCCGTCATCCTCCAGGACGCTCTGCACGCCTGTCAGCTTGTTGTACTTCAGCCGGAGGATGTTCACGGTGCGCAGCACCTTGCCGTTGTTATGAACAAAGCTGCCCGCCCGCAGGGCGCGCTTTTCAAGATTACTCACTCTTCTTATCCCCTTTCATTTCCAGCAATATATCCATGATCCGGTCGAGCTTCCGGTCAGTCTTGGCCTGCTCCCGGAAGAAGTCCTCCTTGGTGATGTAGTCCGCCTTGATTTGCTTAATATCACCCCGGCACTCGTCCAGATCCTTTCGGTGCTCGGCGCGGGGGGTGTAGTCAGCGCGGATCTGCTTGATGTCTGCTTGCAGGGCTTGAACCGTACTCTCGTAGTCGGACTTCTTCACGCTGTTTTCGCTGATTTCTTTCATCGACTCGTCCAGCTTGTCGATGCGTCCAAATAGGGAACGCTTCAGCAGATAGACCAGCCCGGCGGTTACAAAGCCAAGCAGCAGCACGGCCAGCCACCAGGTTCCAGCGTCAAATGTCATAACAAAAACCTCCGCGCAAAAAAATAGAAGGTACATCGGATTTACACCGATTGTACCTTCTATTTGCGAAGCGGGAAAATAAAGCCCTTTATGAAATTGCTTAAAACAGGGATTGTTGCCCATCCATAGGTCGGGCGCGCACCTCCCGCATCTTATCTGATACAATACTCCTGATCCGCACTTCTGTCAATCCGTACCTTCCGGCCAGCTCCTTGAAGTTGTATCCGTCAAACTCCGCACGGATCTGCTCGTCGCGGGCCATCCGCTCCCAGGCGTCTGCCTTGGGGATGTAGATGGACAGCCCCCCAAACACATTCACCAGACGCTTATAGTTGTCCAGGCCAATCAGTTCGGCCACCTGCTGCTGTTCCTCATCCAGGTCGGACATTTGCACCCGATCCAGTGCGCTCATCCGCGACCACCACCTCGCTTTGCGTTGTTCACATACCCCTTCAACACCTCAATCAGCTTGTTGCAGGCCCGGAAGTCCAGCCAGATAAAGGGCTGCTGCGGGGTGGAGTCTACCTTCAGCTCCTTGCGGATGATGCCGCACAGCCGCTCACCCAGGGAGGCCGCGCTCGGCTCCTTATCCTCCTTGGCCAGCTGATACATGAGCGCCCACACCTTGCGCTGCTGGCCGTCTGTGGCCCCGCCTGGGCGCTCCGGGTGGGTCTTGGGCTTGTGCCTGGGCAGCGGGGCCGCTCCCTGCCGCTTCTGCAGGTCGGCGATCACCGCCTGCGCCTCGGTATAGGTCAGGGCCTTTACCGAGTCCTTCCCTGTCAGGGCGGACACCAGCGCGTGGAGGTCATCGTCCTCGTTCCCGCGCTCCACGATGCCCAGTGCATTTCCAATGGCGTAGATCTTCCTGATCTGCTGGGCGTTGATGTCTGCCATGCCCGCCCCTCCTTTCTCTTACACTTCCGGCTGTTCGGCTTCCACGCCGACCTTCATGCCTTCCTCCACAATCACGGCAGCCCGGATGATGTCAATGGCCTCCTGCGTCGTGCCCTCCCAGCCTGCGGCCTCCAGCACCTGCGCCAGCCACTCCCAGTTGATAACCTCGGCGGCAAGGAAAGCCCAGTCGCTGGCCTCCTGCTCTGGTAGCCCAGCCACCTTCTCCAGCAGCGCCTTGTCCTTCTCATAGCGCCCCTTCAGCTTCTTCCGCAGGGTCGCTTGGATCTTGCCGTCGCCGGTAATGGCCCGAACGGTCTCTTCCAAGCTTCCCTCCGTGAAGTTGCCCTGGCAGACCATCGCCAGCAGCCGTTTGCACGGCTCAGTCATTTTGTCCACGGTTTCCGACTTGACGAAGTCCCCGGCTACATTGCCCAGCACCTTCTTCACCATGGTCAGGGAGATTGGCTTCACCGTGGCCGTGTTCGTCACCGTCACCCGGCTGTTCTGGCTCCCCCAGTAGCTGATGGACAGCAGCTTGGTGTCCTTCAGCGCGCCGGTGGCCAGCGTTTCAAACTGGCCCTTAAGCCAGTCCATCCGTTGCTTGATGCGGTCGGCCTCCAGTGCCAGAGCCGCATACTCGTCCACATAGCGCCGCACCAGATCGGCCTGCTCCTCCTGCGTGGTTTTCAGCTCCGCCAGCGATTCAGTCAAGCTGCTCGACCTCCTCCCGGATACCCAGGAAACACTCCCGGCAGATCTGGAAGCCCTTAAAGGTCACCACCTCATAGGTGCCGTGGCAGATGTTGCAGGTGGGACGGTGCTTCTGGATGATCAGCCCGCCGTCGCCCGTGGGGGTCAGATCCACGGCGGTGCCGCCGTCCAGCCCCAGCTCGTGCCGAAGGTGCTGCGGGATGGTCAGGGTGCCCTTTTTCCCCATGCGCTTCGATGCGCTTCGCATTGGCTTAACCTCCTTCTGTTGTTGTAATGCCTCACTCTGCATTTCCACGGGCTTGTGACCGTTCCCCTGGGGGAGCTGCATTAAGGCTGGGGGCCGAAGCCCCCTGCTTAGCTGTGCGTGGCCTCGAAGTTCTCAATGGCCCATTTGTTCCCGGTTGCGTAGACTGCCTGCCGGGTGCGCTCGGCGGGGCCAGCGCCGCGCTGCGGTGGGCCGTCCATCCGCAGCTGCTCCGGCAGCTTCTCCACGACGGACACCACCTTGGCGTCGCCGAACTTCTCCAGATAGGTGGCGATGTCCTCCTTGATGCCGATGGCCTGGCCGGACGGCGCGTTCACCTGGATCGTGATGGTCAGCATATACACTTCCTCCTTTTGCGGGCCAGATCCTCCAGCCCGCACCGTGACGGGTGGTTTTGGCAGGCGTTGGCGCACCGCCTATCGCAGTCAGCACAGCAGCGGCTTGCCTGCACCTTGTCGCAGTAGAAGATCGTACAGAACCGGCCTGTGTAATCTCGTTTGCCTTTCGGAGATTTACTCATCGTCGCACCCTCCCGTCACGCTACAGCGCGGGCAGCTCTGCGGGATCTCCACTGTGGCTTCGGCTCCGGGGGCAATGGTGCCTTGGTAGATAAACTGGCCACACTCCGAGCAGCGGATAGCAAGACTGGGGAAATCGCCGCTCTTGCTGCCGCCATCCATGCCGATGAAATAGCTGGCCGGGGCCAGCCAATGGGGAAGTCCGGTTTCATGCAGCTGGATCTGCGGCTCTGTGTCCTCTGGATGAGGCAGCGGCTCCAGCCCGTACAGCTGCGCCCCGGTCACTCCGAACGCCTGCTCCAGAGCGACCAAGGCGGCTCCACAAGGCTCCCTTCTGCTGTTTTCATAGTCAATAATGGCTCCTGCACTTAGTTTACACATAGAAGAAAGGACTTCTTGTGTCCACCCTTTTTTCTGCCGGAGCGTTTGGATGTTCTGCGCGAGAATGGTTTTTTCCTTCATCGGTAGCCCTCCTGTTTCTTTTGGAGCCGGATGTCCCGGCCTCTGAACTGCACCACTGCGTACATCCCCGCCAGACGGGAATGCACCCGGCTGCTGTAAGTTCGCTCGATCTCCTGCAGTCCCAGGTTGGTGTTGATGATTGTGGGCTTGCCCGTGTTCAGGCGGTGGTTGACCAGGTCATAGACCTCTGCCTGCGTGTAGCGGGTCACCAGCTCGGTGCCCAGGTCATCGATCACCAGCAGGTCGCACCCGAAGATGACCTCCCGGAACTCCAGCGCCGCATCGTCCTTATGGAATTTCCCCAGCTCCAGTTGATCCATCAGGTGCGGAGCGGACACATACATAACCAGGTGGCCCGCCTTGGCCACCCCCTCGGCGATGGCCAGGGAGAGGTGGGTCTTGCCCAGCCCCGGTGCCCCAGTGAACAACAGGCTCTGATTCTGGCCACCGAACTCCCGGATATACCGCTGGCTGCTCTCCACCACCTTTCGCATAATGGGCCGCAGCTTTTCGTCGTAGTAGCGCAGCTCGAAGTTCTCGAAGCTGCATTTCCGCGCCGGTGACACATCGCACAGCTGCTCGTACACCAGCTGGTTCAGGATGACCTGGCGGCACTCGCACATCTGGCCGCCCTCCTTCATGCCCCGGTCTCTGCAGAGCGGGCAGGTATAGGCTGGCTCCAGGTCGGCTTCTGTTACGCCTGCGGCGGCCAGGGCCGCTGCCCGGCGTGATTGTGCTGCCCGGATTGCCTCCTCCATCTCGCTTGTGTCCTGGTCATGGGTCAGGCTGGCCCGCGCCCGCTGTGCGTATAGACGCGCCAGCTCCCGTCCTGCGGCATTGATCTCCGGGTGCTGCTCATTCAGGGCCGCCATTGCGCTCCTGTGGCGCTCCTGGGCGGTCTGGCGGCGGGCGGCCAGGATCTCATCCGCCCGCTTGGATAGTTTCTTGGGATAGCGCATCAAACCGCCTCCGTGACTTGCCTCACTCTGCATTTCCACGGGCTTGTGACCGTTCCCTCTTGGGGGAGCTGCATTAAGGCCGGGGCCGAAGCCCCAGGCGCTCACTTGATTTGAAACTTCTCCGGGAAGTGGTACACATCAATGTGGCTGTGGATCTCCACTGTCCCGTCCTCCAGCCCCTCGCCGTACCCCTTCCGGTAGCCCCGCTCATAGGCCTTGCTGAAATTCCTCTGCACCCTGACCTCTTTTCCCAGCGAGAATCCGAAGCAAATCAGGAGGATCACCAGGGGAAGGAGCAACGCTTCGCCCCCGATGGACACTGGGCGGCCATTGATGATCTCAAATCCCAGCCGGATAAACGCCCCAGCGAGAAGTCCTGCGGAAAATCCCAAAACCAAAAGCAGCAGTTTGCTCACCCTCTTCATTGTCCCGTCCTCCTTATTTTCTCTTGTTCATCCACGCCAGAATGATAATGGTTACACAGATGATTGCTGTTACCGCCACCGCTGTCATGCAGTCACCCCCTTACACCAGGCCGATGCCCATGGTGCGGGCCATCGCATACAGCCCGTCGTAGCTGATGTTTTCGTTGTTCACCGCGTTGTTGTAGACATTCACTGCGCCTCGGATGCCCCACTTGGACTGGCTGATGCCATGCAGGAAGTTCAATTCCTTCTTCCGGCCATCCTCGGCCAGCTTGGGGAACAGCTTCGCCACATCCTCGTCGGTGACCTTGCGGGTGCTGTAGTAGCGGTTCATGCGAATGCGGGAGAACAGCTGGGCGAACCGTGCCTCCTGCTTGCCCACCATCCGGGTGTAGACCTCCGTGTTGCCGATCAGCGCGATGCCCACGCCCTGCTGCCCCGTGATGGGGTTTGCGTCCGCCCAGGTGCGGATCTCCTCCAGGGAGCGCAGCTGCAGGTGCTGGGCCTCATCGATAATGATGACCTTGTTTGTGCCCTCCAGCTTCTCCCGGATGGCCAGCGTCAAATCCAACTTGCTCCGGGTCTCCGGCACCTTCAGCGCCCGCGCCAGCACCTTCAGCAGGTTCCCCAGGGTGCCGGTGCTGGGCGTCGCCTGGATGTAGACGCTGGCCGTGGGGTTTTCCCGCACAAACCGCTCGGCCCCCTTGGTCTTGCCGATTCCCGCATCCCCGTGGATGATGACCATGCCCTTCTCCAGCTGGCAGTAGCGGATGAGCTTATACACATCCTCCGAAATGGAGGTGGGAATGTAGTCCTGGGTGGGGCGGTAGGGCAGGGCTTTCTCGGTGTTGACCTCCTGCTCTTCCTGAGTGCGGAAGAACTCCTCCAGCTTGCTCTCCAGGGCAGCGATGTCGCCGTTGTCGTACATACTGCGGCGGTACTGGCTCAGTGCCGTCTGGCTGATCCCCATGAGTGGGGCAGCCTTGGCCTGGCTGATGTTCTTTTCCTTCAGGAACTGCTCCACCCGTGCCTGCAGTGCGCTGTTATATTCCTTACTCATGCTCGGCTCCTCCATTTCGTTTCATTGCGTTTCGGTTCATCGTATCCAGATCCGGGCCACCAGCCACCGCCTTCAGCAATGGCTCCTCATCAGGCCGCTGCAGCTCCAATACCTTCGGGGATGCAGCGGGGACGATCCGGGCGACCTTGCTCTCGTGGGCGGCCTCCATAACCAGCTCCAGCGCCGTATGCCGCCCGAAGGCCGGGAAAGTGCTGACCTTCTTGGCCTCCTTGGTGATGCGCTCCATGCGCCGCACCTTGGCCATGGCCTCCTTGACTTCCTCCTTGCTGGCCCCGTAGGTCAGCACCGCCGTGTTGTCGGCGGGGACGCTCATAATGAAGCGGTCTTGCAGGTCGTACACCCGCACCTCGCTCAGATCGTCCGGGTCGTAGCGGTAATAGACCTGCTGGCCCAGGTAATTGAACACCAGCTCGTCGTTCCAGTAGTCGATGCGCTGGCCCGCGATGTCCAGGTGTACGCCCCGGCGCGTGACCTTCTGCGCCCGACTGCTCCGCATCAGCATCAGGTTCAAATCCTCGGCGCTGGCCACCCGCTTGGTGTGCAGATTCTCATTGTAGACCTGCTGGCGGGGCTTGCCGTGGTCTTTGGCCACCGCGCCGCCGTAGGGCTGCTGGTTAAAGTACCAGTCCAGCAGCTCCTCCACCGTTTCCACCAGGGTAGAGTCCAGCGGGATCCTACCATCCTTCAGGATGAACTTCAGGCTCTCCGGCTTCTCCAGCACATTGCCGCCGGTGAAGGTATCGAACAGACGGGAGAGGTGGTCTTTCACATCCCGGAAGCGCCGCTCGATGATCTTCGCTTTTGCGTTCCGCACAATGGCGTTTGTCATGTGAATGCCCAGCCGCTCGAATACCGGGGGCGGTTCAAACCGCTCCTGGCCGTCCTTCGGCTTCTTTTTGCGGTGGCCCAGGCCGCCCACATCGTAGGTTAGGAACTCGCGGCCATTGTCTACATAGATGTTCTCCGGGATGCCGTATTTCAGGATGCCACGCCGCAGCGCGATCAGAGTGGACTGGCTGCTGGGGGCGTTGGTGACATAGCACCCGGTAAAGATGCCCGACCGGGCGTCGAAGAAGGCTGTCAGGTACAGCCGGTGGCGCTGGCCGTTCTCTCCCTCGGTGATAATATCGAAAGTGTGGTTGTCGGCGATCCACCACTCGTTGCTCCGCATATCGTCGTAGACACGGCGGATATATGGAGCGCAGCGGTCACGGAAGGCTTTCTCACCCTCCCGGCCCAGTACCTTCAGCGGCTCCGGGATGTCGGCCTGCGCCCTGCGGTAGAAGGTCGTGTAGCTCGGCATATCCCCAACCAGCTCCGGGAAGCTCGTTTGCATCTCCAGCTTGGTGTACTCATAGCACTTTTTCAGGGGGTGCTGCCGCTCATCCAGATAGAAGTATAGGAATGCCTGCCACATGGGATCCGGGATGCTACTCTTGCCCTTCTTCCACTTGCCACGCTTGTCGATCAGGCCATCCAGGTCGTTATCCCGCACCGCGTTCCAGCGGCGGTATAGGGTATCCACGGAAATGGCCCGCTCTGGATATTCCAGCTTGCACCACTGTACGAAGTTTGCGTCCACCTCGGTCTTGTTGGCCCCCGGCTTGTTCCGGTAGCCCTGCCACTGCTTCACCAGCCGGAGCCAGAAGGCAATCTCCTCCTGCTCCTCAATGGAATAGGTGTCCAGCGGCTTGGCTTCCTTGGTCAGGGTCTGCGCCACCTCCGGCGAGGGGGTCAGCTTTAGCCCATCAAAATACTTCTGCTGCAGGTGGGGTTCCAGAGCGTCCAGGCTGAAAAGGTACTCCGGGGAATTGAATTTGTTCAAAACCCTTTCAGCGGGGATTTTCCCGCTTTCAGCCCAGCGGCGGACAGTGCGCTCAGTTTTACCTGTTAGCGCCGCCACTTCCTGCGAACTCAATGTGACAGCCATTTCCTTCACCTGCCTTTCATAACCTGCCATCGTCAGTGCAGGGAGGTTATCCCCTGCAGACCGCCCTGGCCGGGCGGTTTCGGCTCATTTGCTCTGCTTGATGGTGATCTGAAACTCGCTCCCGTCCTCCATTCGAAGGACAAGGCCGCTGTCCCGCGTCAATATCCCAGCCTCCGCATAGGTCTTGATATTGGATACCTCGCCCAGCGCAGTGTCTACCAGATCCAATTCTCCAGAAATCAGGAGGTTCAAGGCATCTTCTATGGTTTTCTCGTTCATGTCCATGTTCCTTTCTTAATTCTTGTTCGTAGTGCTTTCCAGGTAATTTAAAAGCGTTTCAAAAACCACCTTAGCGTCCTGAGTTTCCGGTCGCTTATCCCAGCCTCGGTCATAGCTTATAAGGGCGGGCTGCCATCCAAGTCCCACTGGCCGGATGAACAGTTTACTGACGCGGCCTCCGTTGATCCCAAACTCGGACGGCTTCTCATACACCTTAGCTTGCCATTCATAGCCTCCTTCGATGGTTCCTAACATCCAGCCATCGGCTTTCTGAGTTACTTCGATATTCATACCGCTTCTCCCTTCGCCTCAGTGAAAATCTCTTCGGTCTTACAATGTAACGCCTTTGCAATCTCTCTGGCGCGGAGGTGGCTGGTCATTTTGGTGGATCCATCCTCCAGGCGGTAAATTGCATTTACCGGAAGTCCCGCTTCTACCGCCAGTCGGTAAGGTGTCATATTCTGCTTTTCTCGGCGGCGCTGGAGTTCTGCCGCATTTACCTTGAGTAGCATCTTCGCCCCTCCTTTTGTTTCCGTTTGTATATGTTATGTACCCATTATAATGTTTCCATTTGTATATGTCAAGCGTTTTTCGCTCTTCCCTGTTTACATTTGTATATATTTCCGCTATACTTGTTTTTCAGAGAGAAGGTGTACTTAGATGAACAAGAAAAGTGCTATGGGGCAGCGCATTCAAGAACTCCGAAAGGACGCTGGTTTAACTCAGGAGCAGTTGGCGCAGCGAATTGGTGTCAGCATGGCCGCAGTTCGCAATTATGAGAACGGTCTGCGGGAACCAAACTCAAAAGCGATGGCTGCTCTGGAGCGTTTCTTCAAAGTGAGCGGGGAATACCTCCGAGGTGATATTGACCGCGAAACCTTCCTCCAGAATAGTGCTACTATTCAGGATCGCCTGGATGGACTGGTGGGTCTGTTTCAGACCTTCAAACTGGACTTTGACTGCAGCTCCCAGGAGCGGCAAATGCTGGCTGTTTCCATCCTGTCTGGGGTGATGGAAACTGTGACTACCCAACTGCTCCGCGATGATGGCCCCGCCGATCTGGATGGGGATCAGTTCGCACAGATCTTCCAGGCCGCCTTTGCATTGAATCCCCAAGGGCGCACCGAGCTGGCGAAGCGGGCCGCCGAGCTGACACAGCTGGAGCAATACAAGCGGTGATACCATTTGTATATAGGACAAGCCTACCACCTGGCTGTGCCCTTGTTTTTCATTTGTCAGAAAATCACAAATTCTGTTATGTTCACGGTGTTGCCGCGTCCTCTTAAACGCCACCTTTTAAGAGCCTCTTAAAAACCACTTGTCCGGCATTTTTAGCCCGGACATTCTGGCCTGGACATTTTCAAGGCCGAGTGCCCGAAAAGCCCGTATTTCCGGGGCGCGGACACCAATTTGCAGCGCGGACACATTTTGTCCGGGCTGTCCGGGCCTTCCAACAAAGAAAAAGACCTTTCAAGCAGGGGAGAAGCCGCCCAGCGCGCGCCCCGCTTAAAAGGTCTTTTTTGTTTTCTTAAAACCCCGAAAACCCCCGCCGTGCTTGGCTTTTCGCCCTCTCGCCGTGCCTGCTGCCGTATCCTCTTAAACGCTCTTAAAAGGGTCTCTTAAAACCCCTGCCCGATCCGTCCGCCATACGCCTGGTGAGGATAAAAAAATAAAAAAAGAAATTGCAATCCCATTTTCACAGGACTACAATTTCTTCCTCGGTTTTGCACTTGTTTATCGCTGAAATCCCTTGATTTTAGGCCAGTTCCCGTGTTTTTTCGGGATATTTCATATCAAACCCTTTGACCGGCCTATATTTCTCAACTATCCTGAAAACTTACA